ATATTATAACATATCCTGACTAAGAAGTCAAGTGTTAAATTACAGGTTGTTCTTCAGGGGGTGCGTTAAGTGCATCTCCTACAGCCTGTTCTTCATCGAGGGTACCCTGTCCAGCGTTAACCATACGCTGTGTTTCCATCTGTTCAGCTACACGGATGTTAGGTTGTACTAGCCCGAACTTCTCGATGTCCAAGAGTTCTTCCATGACCTGTGCTGTCTTGATACCAGAGATGTGTACGTTTACTGCAGGGTCCTGTCCTACAGCAGAGTTCATTAAGTTGAGTAGGTTCTGCATCTGGTTGGCTTTAGACGCAAAGTGTCTTGCACCAATTGGTCGTATCTTGCCTCGGGCTGCAAGGTCCTCAGGAGTAATTGTCTCAAACAGAGCCGCACCGAACTCATCATCAACGACACGTACAACATCACTTATCTCCATGTTACGACGAGCTAACTCAAGCATATCGTTGATTAAAGGCTCCATGAATACTTTCTCGAAGTAAGAGACCTTGTTCATGAAGATACGACTAGAGGCGTTGTCCAAGGTCTGTACTTCGAACTTAGTCTTCTCACCGGGGGTACGGATACCCATAGCTTGTCTTGGTGCACCAGCCATCTCCTCCATCTTATTCTCGAGGAGTTGGATTTGCATGTCAGCATTAAGAGCTGTGGTGTCAGGACGCATGAAGTCTACGTTGCCGTCTTCCCCTACGAATATCTTCTCACCGGGACCAAAGGTAAAGTCCTCTACGAACCCCTGTACCTTAGCTATCGGATGAGCAATCATATCGAAGACATCAGCTTTAAGGTTCTCTAAGTGATCGATACGATACTGCATACCAACAAGATTATCCAGAGGACCCATAGCATAAAGGTTATCAGGGCGTAGCCGCCACCCAGCATGACGTATGCTGTTCCCCCTCCAAGAAGGGTTAACCACATTACGAATAACCCTCTGCCTGTCAACGATAGTAATGATCTTATTCTTGTGCAGGGTGTTTGTTTCTGTGTCATAGATGTCCCCCTGCAACTCAATAAGTTCTACGTAGTTAGACTGGTAGTACTGAAGGATAGACCCAAAGCCATCTACTTGGTAACCTTCATCTTTCTTTACGTCTTGAGGCCCGAGTCCTGCTACGTTCTTACGGGTACTCACGATGTCATCAAAGACACCTTGGAGGTAACCGTTCTCAGGGTGATCAAGGATGTCAGCTTGTACTTCCCCGAGAGACTTTACTGAGCGTGTGATCTTAGGGCTGTAGTTGATGTCATTAGCCGTGGGGTTAATCAGGATATCGTAAGGCGAGATACGTGTAGCCTTAGGGCCTACGTAACCGGGGATGACCTCTCCTGTTTCCTCGTCGGTACGAGTCTCGTTAACGTACTCGGAAGTAGCAAAGACATTACCATAATCAATGTAGTCGTAGACTAGACTGGATATGATGGTCTCGAAGTTACTGTATCGAAGCTTGTTCTTCATGTAGCTGGAGATTACTTTACGTTTCTCTTCTGCCTCGGAGTCTTCATCATCTCCTTCCCATAGGAGCCAGTCATCGTTAGGGAACAGTGCAGCCATGTAGTTAGCGTGCAGGTTATCCCTGATCTGACACAGCTTAGGGGTTGTAGTGGAGTTCTTCCAAGGAAGAGTAGAGTTAGTAGTCTTCGTGGTATCAGTAGCGAAGATGTAGTTACGAAGCTCCTTCTTCTCGTTGATCCATGAGGCACGTCTCATATCGTAGTCCATGTACTGTGATACGATAGCAGAAGCTAGGGCATCAGGTGTACCGATGAACTCTTGAAAGTCTATTGTTCTACCAGCCATCTCAACCTCCTCCCCCTTCAACGTCACCTACTGTGCCGGTCTCTCCTGCTTGGGAGTTATCCATACCTCCGTTACCTGAGCCAGCATCAAAGGCAGCGTTCTTAGCTGTACGTAAAGCATCACGTACTTGGTCCTGAATCTTACTTAACTCTTGTACATCTTTAGGGGTTCCTCTAAGTTCCCCATCCCCTTGCCTAGACACAGGACCCCTTACATTACTCCCTCGGCTTAACTTATCTGCTAAAGAAGAATCTCGCTTATCACGTTCAGCTAGTGTACGTTCTTTATCAATGAAGCCTCCTAGAGCTTGAGCTACACCAAAAGCAAATCCCGGTGTAGACGTTAACCCTAATGGGTTAGGAGCATCAAACTTTCTTGACTCTTCTTCTAACGCCCTGTCAGATAATGTCGTTGGGTCAAAGACTGACCGAGGATTACTAGTAAAGTCTCTTCCACCTGTGTTAGTAGGGGTAGACGTACTAGACACAGCAGCTACGTTAACAGGAGCAGACGTGGCCCCAGTAGCAATGTTAGTGTCTTGTGGTGTGATACTCTTGGGAACTAGGAACCTATTGAAGCTCTGGACACCAGATGGCGTTGCTACTCCTAGTTCTTTGAATCCTGTTCTAGCCATAGGTGACTCCTCCGAAGCGTGGATGTGTTACGACCTTACTGACATTGAACCCTCCAGAGTTCATACGTGCAGTAGGTATCTTACAGATGTCTATGGCACATGCCAAGGCATCTTTGATGTCATCGTGTGGTGGGTGTGTCAAGACCAACTCATCTTCTAGGAGCTGACAGTTACCACCTTTGTAGTGCCATATAGACATGTTCTCGTAGCGTGGGTCTAAGGTAGCACCGATACGTTCTTCCTTGGCTCCACTGTGCCGTGTAGGGCTGTGTTCATCGATGGAGAGAGCTAGTCCGTAGGGTCTGATGTAGCTGTCCTTCAACTCTCTGACGATAGCTTTCTGTGCAGCTGTTACCTCTGCTCGTAGCTTCCTGAACCCCCACTTAGTCTGGAGACGTAGGATGTTATCGAAGTACTCTTGGATTCTCTCTGTCTGGAACCTAGCTATATCCAAGACGTAATAGAAACCTTGAGCGTCTACACCAACTACAACCACTGCCGTGTAGTCGCTACGCCTTGATAGACTATACGCAAAGTCTACTGCAGCAAAGACATTAAGCTTAGAGGCTTTATAGAACCATGTTCCTTGCTGTTGGGTTAGGTGTGACTTGTCGTAGTACTGGAACTGATCGTATTTGATCCTTGAACCATCGATGCTGTTAGGGTTGTTGTAGTACTGTGCAGCGAACTGAACCTTATCGATGTACTTAGCTCGCTTGGTAGCTAGAATCTTTCTATCGAACCCGAACCACTTACCATCAGAGCGTTGTTGTCTAGGCCACAGGAACTCACCACTGCCGTCTCCTACGTCCTCTACGACACGTTCGAACTTCTCGTATACAGGGTTAGAGTCTATGATCTCTCCATCATTGTTGTACTCATCTGCTTCCATTTCCATTAAGTCATTGTACAAGTCCTTAGGGTGGTACCGTGTACCTACGATCCACTCTTGGGCACCAGCACCTTCAATAGACGAGAGGTGGGAGTACTGAGTCTTAACCTTAGACCTCCCCTCTTCTGTATAAGCATTCTCAGGAACCACAGTATCATCCAGTACAGCAACATCACAATGCAGCCCTGTAATAGAAGTAGTGAGACCAGCAGTAAAGATAGATGGATCACGTACTCCTTCCTCCGAACGTTTAGGGTGATCTAGTTCAATCTCGGTAGACGTCCACTTAGCTCTCTTACCTTCTTCGGGGTTAGTCATTAGAGGCCAGTAGCGTCTGTAGATAGGAGACGTGAAGATATCCTTCATGAACTTAAGTTGTTTCTCTGCTAGGTTACTTGTGGCCGAGATGTACAAGACCCTGTGATCAGGGTTACGAGTTAAGTACCAGACAACCCTGAAGGCTACCATACGAGACTTCTGGTGGTCACGGGGTAACAGTACCAACTGGTGATCACTAGCTTCCTGTCTTGTCCACCAAGAGCATAGGTCCTCATGGACTGCACCTAGTACAGACTTAGGGGAGACCAAGCGTATGAAGGTCAGTAGGTCTGACTCAGCTGCTTCTCGTATGTCGTTGGTGGAGACCACTTACTTCTTATCTCCATTGATTACACTTAATCCAATACGGGTTGCATCATCAGCAAACTCAGCATCAAGTTTAGCTGCGATCTTAAGTTCCTTGGCTACTTCTTCTTTGGAGGGGCGTCCTCTCTTAGTAGCTTTGTTCCAGTCACCGTTAGCTAGGTACTTAGCTGCATTGAAGGAAGACTTACCTCCACCCTTAGCTTCACCTATGACAGACCTGAGACCATCACTCTTAAGCTTGAGTTCTAGTTCCATGTCCCACCCTTCAAGGTAAGGACCGATAGCCTTAGAAGCTTTAATCTTAAGCCACTGGTTCCAACTACCGAAGGCCTCCATAGCAAACGAGTACTCAGTAGGATCACCGCAGGCTAGATACAAAGCCTTAAGAGAAGGGAGACCACCAGCTGCTTCATCCTTTAAGGTCCACATAGGGGTTAGTTCAGGGGTAACAGAACGGAACTCATGGAACAATGACTGAGTACGGTAGCGTCCCATCTTATCCTTGTAGCTCATGACGTGCCTCTACGATCAATCATGAAGTTCTTTAAGACCTTCTCAGGGATCGGGTCTGCATGTTTAGCACAACCCTTAACACCAACCATATAGAAGTAATCCTTAGCGTCAGACCTCTTGTAGAGGAAGACAGTATCAAACTGGAAGTCTGATGCCGGTGGGTGGTTGTTGTAGTTGTATCTGAAGATAGACACCTGCTCGCTTGTAAGTTTCTTAGCTTTTATGGTGGGACCGTTGGTAGACATGATCTTTTCATGTAAGTCTACTACGGTTACCTTGCACTCAGTAGCGCCTAGTGGGGAACTGACCAAAAGCATTAAAGTCATTAGGGCCGTGATGAGAACCTTCATGTCCACTCCTATAAGAAGTTAAATCTCTATCTTCACGTATATTATAACACATTAAGGTAAAGAAGTCAACAACTATCTTCTAGGCGACGATATCTCCTATATATAGT